AGTCAGTATAATTCAATCCATATATAAAATTGTCATTATTATCTTCTTCGGGATATTTGCAATCTCTTTTAATTTCTTCCCACATTATTAATTCAACATAAATTTTCATAGTTTTTAATTTAATTGGTTATGTTGTAAAATAAAGTTCTCCATTATTAGCATACACTTTTTCTACATTGTTTTCAACAATAGTAACTAAAGTTCCATTACGCAATCCATCTGCATAAAATTTTGCGTATTGGTCGGATAGTCCATCTAACACTTTGATAAATGGCTCTGCATTAATTCTTTTACAACCATAAATTGGCGTATGTGTAAATGCAATTCGTACTTCGGGAAATTCATTAAGTAATTGGCGGTAATAACCTTTTGTTGGGTTCATTTTAATTTAATTTAATTGTTTAAGAATTGGATTTCAGTTACTTTAATTTTTTTACCCCAAAATTCTTGGTACTTTTTTTTAATTTCCTCTTTTGTTTTAAGGTCTTTAAAAATTTCATTAGTTTTTAGGTTAATTTTTTCAGCTCTAAAAATTTCTCCATTAGTTGAAATAACGTTTGCAAATTTGTAATTTTTCATTTTTTTTAATTTAATTGTTTATTTTTTGTAAATTATAAGGAACGCAATCAAGATAAAAATCAAATTGATAGCCATAAATAGCCATTTCTTTGCCCATTTTAATAAGGTCGGCATATTGTACCCCCTTTTCAATTTCAAGGTCATTATACCGGCTTAAAATAGATTGTATGTTTTCCGGCAATAATTCCGGACATTCAAATAAATCAGTCATAAATTTTAGTTTTAGTTAATTAGATAGGTAGTTTTCCCAATTATATAGGTCTATTTCAATTTTAAGCCTATTTTTTAGGGTTTTAATCTTATTTTGAACTGCATATACATTTTTTACTTTGCCTTCCGCAATTCGCTTGTTTAGTGCCTTTATTTGCATTGTTATTTTATTAACTTTTTGCATAAGTTTATATTTTTAACTTTTTGTAAATTAGATTACCAACAAAGTTCTTCAATAAATTCGGGGGTAATTTCTTGTAAAGTTTCTTTAATTCGTGCATAACTTACCCCTTCCTTATCTTCGTTCAATTCTTCTTCAATTAGTTCCACAATATCCCAAAGTTCAGTTCTATCCGGTAAGTCCGACATACTTAAGCCGGTAACATATTGTACCCGCATATTTACTAATTTTTCAGCGGTTACCTTTGCGCCATTAATGGCTAAAAATTCGTGCAGTTTCATAGTTTATTATTTTTTGATTATTTAATACCCCAAAATTATATTGGGATTTGTTAAAAAAGTGTTAAGGAAAACATAAAGATTTGTTAAAATTGCTCATTTTTACTTTGCTTATAATCGTTTAAACATTCCCGAGCAAAGTATAAAATAAACGATAATAAGAAAACCCAACAAAATATATATTCGTTTTTCATATTATATTAAATTAATAAGGTTGTAAAATTTCCCGTACTTTTTCCCTATCAAAGCTATCAAGGTGTAAATCTTTGCCGTTCGTTCTGCTTATGTGTTGCGCTACTGCCTTAATAATATCCTTTTTTGTAGCTACGGGATAAATGCCGGTTTCAATGTTGTAAAATTCGTTACAATATTGGGTAAATTCGTGTATATCAGTTGCTAATATCATTTTTTAGTTTTATTAGTTTTTTGTGTATTTGTATGCGTCATAAGTTTTGCCGGTTGCCACCTTTTCAAATTTGCCACCGATTGCCTTTGAAATATCATAATAGCAAGAAACCCCAATACCACCACTAAACCCCTTGTATTGGTCTGCTCTTATTCCATAGGGCAAATTTTCAGCCGTTTCCAAATTGTAAAGGGTATATTTTAAAAATTCATTAAATAGGTCGCTTAATACTTGGCTTTCTTTGTCATATCCACATCCCGAAGCAGTGCAACAAAATTGGGTATTTGTGCCGTCCTCAAAATTAACATAAGCCGTTAAATGGGGGTTAGTTCCCCACATTCGGGATTTTTTCCACTCAATGGAAATTTGGATATGTTTAACCGGTTTTTGGTTTCTTTCGGCTTCTATCTTTGCCAATGCTTTAGCGGTTTTTCTTGCTTCGGCTCTTGCTAACTTGTTAGCTTCTTTTTGTTCGTTTGTTAGTTTCATAAATTTAGATTTATAGTTTTTATTAATTATATAAAATTAAATTAATTAAATGAGGTAAAAAGTTAAGGAAACCTTAAAATTTATCTCAAACGATTGGTAATATTTTGCAGATTATCAAACATTTCTTGATATTCCTCAATATCATATACAACCGACTGCAAAACGGGTTTTTCAACTCTCAAAAATATTTCTGAGCGGTCGTAATCATTTTTGATAATTCCCCTATCTTTTAAAATTTGTTCTTGCTTTTTTATTTTTTCCTTATAATCTAATGAGGAAGTAAAAATAAATAGCTCTTTTTCCAAAATTGTGTCAATCACAAATAATTTACTAAAATTTGTGTCATCTCCGCTATTTCCGAAATCCACCATAATAATACAAGACTTTAAATTCATAAAATATTAATTTAAATTGGTTAAAATATAAATACCGGCTTTGATTTTCTTTTCTGTTTCTTTCTTATCCTCACCTAAAAATATATTTCTATACTTGCCGGTGGTCTTTGAGTAATCCCAATAAATAGAGTCTAAATAGGTTTTTCCGTCCTCAATTTTTGCGATGATACTTCGGTAGGATTGAAAATAAACTGCGGTTTCCGTTCTTATTTCAAATTGATTTGCAATCGTGTTTCCCTTGTTACTTGTTAAGTTTGTAATTTTCATTTTTTTACTTTTTATTTTGTTTTGAATTATAAAATTAATTTAATTAAATTAATATATACTATTTTGATTTGTTAAAAATTCCTTAAAATTTATTTATATGGATTTATTTTGTTTAAAATAAGGTGTTTAATTCTTGGGCTTAATTTAATAGGTTTTATTTCTACTTCCTTAATGCTAAAATCTATTAACCTTCCTTTTTTATTTATTGTTACTCTTGTCGTTACGATTTCGTGAACGGGGTATTTTTTACCCTTCATTCCGTCAAAATCTATTTTTATAATAGCGTTGTATTTCATTTGTTTTATTTTTGTGTAAATTAATAATTTAAAAAAGGGGGATTTTCACCCCCCCCCCTTTTAATTTATCCGTATGTATGCTCTCCAATAAAACATACTTGTAAAATAATGTCGGCGGTGTCGGCGTCATCTCTTTGGTTAACCATTTCCATTAATCTATTTACCGGCACTTCGTTCATTTGTTGATACATTTTTTCAAGTGTCAAAGTGTGCGTTTCGCCCATGTAGGAATCTTCAGCAAGTAAAGTGCTACCATTTCTTAACATTTCCATTAGTACATCTTCATATGAAGGGCGTCCGCCTTCTTCATCTTTTGCGGTTTTTCTTGCTTTTTTGTACTCATCATCATTAACTAATAATTCAATACCATAAGACTCAAAATACCCTAAGCCATTACAAAGAGCATTTAAAAAATACTTTTCCGCTTCCTGTTTTGTTAATTCAATTTTCATTTGATTGATTTTTATTTGTTTTGTGGGGATATCCCCGATTGACAACACAAATATAAATAACCTTTGTGTAAATTAGAACACTAACCAAAGGCTTTAACAAAACTTTAACATATTTGTTAATTATTTAATATGTCCCTTTTTTTCTTTCCCCTCTAAATCAAAACCAAATCCCCCTAACTTAACCCATAACAAACACAAAACCACGTAAGCGGGTGCAAGAATCACAAAACCACAAAACCCCTCAAACGCTTTGCAGTAAAGACAATACACACCCCAAACCAATCCCAAAACCAAAACCGAACCCCCCGCCCATTAAATTTGCCCGATTCCCCCGCAAAAATGCCACACCCATATTTTAGGGGTTGCCCCCTCTCCCTCTAAGCGAGTTGGGAATTTTTTTTTCGCTTACGCGAAGTATTAGAAATGGGCGGACTTGTGAAAAGTTTACAAAAAGAGAACTTTATTTCTAGTTTGCATGAAATGTTACAATTTTATATAAATATGTAACAAGTAAAGTTATAACTTAACAAATGTTATAACATGGTAAAGCTATAAGTTGACTTATATGGGACAAAAGCACATCAAAAAGTGCATTTTATGACACATTATGCAAAAAAATCCCCTCAACGTAGAAACGTAAGGGGGTAGTTATGTCTGCTTTGGTGTATGAAGCACAAAAATATATAAAAAATTAAATTAAAAAAATATTTCTTTAATTAAATTAATTAAATTAACTTTGTTTTAAAATCAAACAAAATGGCAAGACACGTTAATCCAGATTCGGTTTCAAGTAAAGTTGCCGTTCTTGATGTTAATGAGGTTGTTGAATTTAGCAATCCATATACTTCAATAGCGGTAATGATTTCAAACTTGAAGAAAAAAGAAAATCATAAAGACAAGATTTTCAAAATCAAAGTTGCTGACAACACAACACAGGTAACAAGAATTAGATAGGGTTTCAACTAAATCAATCCCCCAATTGGTACGCAATTTCTACACTTAAGTTCTTTTATAAAAAGAAAGACAGTTAATGACGAGGTTGCTACCAATTTTTTAAAACACAAATGCTATGCATATACAAGTAATTAATTATCAAAAAACATTTAATCTAGGAAATTATTCTTCAGAACGTATCGGTGTTGAAATTGCAATAAATGCAGGAGAAGATGCAAAAGAAGCTTTGGAAACAGCTAAACAATTAGTTGAAGAATTTCACAAAGAAAGCCCAAAGCCACAGCCACAAGAGGTTTACGAAGAACCTGTAATACAAGTTATTAAAACACAGCCACCCAAAACTGTTGCAGAAAAAACAAAAGTATTTATTGATGCTTGTAAAACAGTATCAGAATTAAAAGCTTGGGAATTAATGTGCAATAATAAACCAGAGCTTGAAGAATATTACGATAAAAAATTAAAATCATTACTAAAAAAATAATATGGAATTTTTTAACACACTAATCCATTGCAGTAGCATTGGTAAATTGCTTACAGAACCACAACTTAAAGCAGATAAAGAAGCAGGTGAACTTTCTAAAACAGCAAAGACTCATTTGGTTGAAACATATGCTTACATGAAATATGGATTTAAAAAAGAAATTGATAATAAATACACAGACAAAGGAAATACTGTAGAACCAGAAGCAATTGATATGTTATCTCTTACAATGAAAACACCATTTGAAAAAAACACTAAAACATTTAGCAATGATTTTTTTGTAGGAACTCCGGATGTTATTGGTGAAACAATTGTATTTGACACAAAGTCAAGTTGGGATTGGATTACATTCCTTTCAAAAATTCCAGACAAATTAGATAGCGATTATGAAGCACAAGTAAATGGGTATATGGATTTGTTAGAATTAGAAAAAGCTTGTGTCGCATATTGCTTAGTTGATACACCAGAACATCTTAGACAATCAGCAAAATATGCTTTGCTAAGAAAAATGAATGTTATTAGCGATGAATCACCAGAATTTGTAAAAGAATGGAATGAAAAAGAAGCCAATATGATATTTTCTAATGCGCCATTAGAAGAAAGAATTCTTTTATTCCCAGTTTACAGAAATCAAGAACTAATTGACAAAGCAAAAACAAAAGTTCTAAAAGCTAGAACATTTTTACAAGAATTAGAATATAAGCATTTAAATTTTAATAAATAAATGAAAGGCGCAAATATCATTAGTGCTATCCAACACTTAAAAATGGCAAAAGAACATTACGAAGATTTTATCAGAGAATTCCCAGAATCAAGCGGGGCAAGATTGTTTTCAAGCCATATAAACAAGATTAATTGGATATTTAAGGATACTATAACACACCCACACGTATCACAAGCGGTCAGAGATGGCATTAAAAAAGAGATTTTAAGCGATGTCTTTGCAGTACCCGCCATAAACGATAAAGTAGCCCTATTGACCCCAGAACAAAGGGAAATGATAGAAGAAACAATAGACGCCATGCTTGCAGGAGAAGAAATAAAAATTGTAGATATAAGCGAGGATAATTCAAAAAATCCTTAATTTTATGGTATGGCAATACCTTTACCATTTAATTTACCAAAAGGCAGCATATTAAGCGGCGGAATGGATACTAGATATGAACCTAGTCCGTATGAATTAGATATGCTTAATAAACAAGACCCTCAAATTAATATTCCTACAAAAGCAGATAGTCTTGCTTTATATAATAATTCTAAAAAAGTTATGGATTATTATATAAAAAAAAAATACAATAATGATGATAATGTAATTTTAAAAAATAGGAACTCAAAATATTTTTATAATAATTTAGATTCATTAAATAAAGAATGGATAAAAAACAATTTTTCTGGAAGTGGAACAACTATACCATTAGATGATAAAGCTCAAAATATAAAAAATTTACCAGAAGATACATATAGAAAAATTGTAGATAAAAATAAATTTTTTCAAAGAGAATCAGCTCATGGAATATTAGATACTAGAGCGCCAATGCAATTATATGATAGAAGAATCGCTCCTACTCAACGTTCTCTTTTTAGTAATCAAAACCGAAAAGATGCATTAGTAGATGATTTTGTTGAAATTAACACATATGACCCTGTATTGATAAAACCAGTAAGTATGCTTACTCCAGAGGAAAAAGCGCTTAGATTGAAAAGATATGGTAAAAATAGTGGTATAAAAGAAGAAGAAGAAACAATTGCGCAACCTACGCAAAAAAATGAAAATACTATTGAAAAAGAATTAAATACCGAAGAACAAGCAATCCCATATAATTATGATGATGAAGATGCTGAAAGAATATTTGCTCCAGTACCTTCAGGAGGAGGAGGAGCATTTGTAGGTATAAAAAAGAAAGATGGCACAATACAATATGTTAAACCAGAAGATTATAAAAGAATGGGAGTTCCTAATTATGGCAAAGAATATATACAAAATGCTATTGGAGCAGCTTTGGCAAACATATTAGGTCAAAAAAGAATAAAATGAAACAAAAATTAAACAAATTAGGCGTAGCTAATAGCCTTTGGAATAACATAAGAGCAAAATCAGGTTCAGGTAAAAAGCCAACACCAGAAATGCTTGAGCAAGAAAAGAAAATTAAAGCGAAAGAGAAGAAATGATACACAAAACACCAGCATGGACTCGTTCAGAAGGTAAAAATCCAAAAGGAGGATTAAATGCCAAAGGCAGAGCATCGTATAATGCAGAAACAGGTGGTCATTTAAAATCTCCAGTTAAGTCAGGAGTAAATCCTCGCAGAGTTTCTTTTGCAGCTAGATTTGCAGGAATGAAAGGTGATATGAAAAAACCAAATGGAGAACCTACTAGAAAAGCATTGGCTTTAAAAGCATGGGGATTTAGCTCAACCGCACAAGCAAGAGCATTTGCCAATAGACATAAAAAAAAATAAATATGAAAAAGTTAGATAACAAAAAGAAAAAAGCTGTCATGAGCAAAATGAAGCTTAAAGAACCCAAGCCGAAGCAAGAACATAAACAAAGTAAAGAAGTGGTTAACATGGCTTTTACTCAACCTCCAATGAGGACTCAAAAATAACAGCTACCCCGGGTTTTTTATAGTTCCCACCTCCCTTAAAAAAGGAGGTTTTTTTGTTTATGATGTAAAATGATGTAAATTGCATCAAAATACATCAAAATGACAAAAAGAACAACCATTACATTACAACAAGAAACCTACGAAAAACTTGCAAAATTAGCAGAAAGAAAAAAGTGGTCTTTAACCAAAACAGTTGAATTTATTTTGTTAAAATCTATAAAAGAACGTAGTGCAAAAACAGAAAATAATTCTTAATATAACACCTCAAACTCACGTAAGAGCAACACAAGGTGACTCAATTTTCTTTAGAATTCCACGAGAAAAATTACGACCCGCAGGATTAAAAAGGTTATTACGCTTAGAACGTTATAACAAATATAAAGTTGATTTACTGGCAGAAGCTAAGGCAAAACAATTCATCTTACCTCCAATTGGAGCATCAATTACATTCTTTATTCCAGTTCCTACATCATGGTCTAAGAAAAAAAAGAAGTTACATCATGGCAGATTCCACCAATCAAAACCTGACATAGATAACCTTACCAAAGCTACCTTAGATTCCCTAATGGCAGAAGACAAACAAATAGCACATTTGGAAGTTCAAAAAAGATGGGTTGAC